CTTGTAACAAAATCAGTGCTCCGCCTTGGTGATTCATGATTGAAGAGTATCCCAGAACAGGCAAATATATTGTACGCTTCTCTGTAGTGCCTGGTAATCTCATATCCTGCAACTTTTGAAATACCGTATATCGACCGTGGATGAAACTTTGTCTTTTCGTTTTGTGGTGTTATTTCTGCCTGGCCGAACATTTCAGATGATGCCGCAAAATAAAACTTGCACTCCGGGCATATATCTTTCAGTGCTGAAAGTATGTAATGAGTTCCGTTTACATTAGTTCCCATTGTTGAAAATTCATCCTCAAACGAAACCTTTACAAAACTTTGCGCCGCAAGATGGTAACATTCATCCGGTTTTACCAGCTGGAAAACCTTATATATACTCTGGTAATTATTTATATCCGCATAGTGAAGATAGAGTTGGTCCAATATATTTCTGATC